GCGTGCAGCGGGTTGAACTCACGCCAGACCAAGTACCCCAAGGCGTCGTTCATGTGGTCAAAGCCTGCATCCTTGTCAGGCTCTCCCTTGTCTGTGTAGCACTGCAGCTCCAAGCACTCGATCAGTCTCTTGCATTGAGGCGCGACCTGTAGTCGGACTTGCCCTTTGCCGTTTTCCAGCAGAGCCTGAACAGCAGCCACCCGATCACGAACGGGAGGATTAGCCCTGGGTGATTGGTTGGACATGCCATAGGACTCAAGGATTGCAATGTCGGTCTGCGTTGCATTGGTGCTGCGATTGCCGCCGCTGGCGTCTGGGTAGATGTAAATACGGCGATCCGCGTATCGACGACGGATCTCGGCAGCCAGCGCGTCGGTGTCATGGGCGCCGGAGATCTCGTCGATGATCAGCAGGCCATTGCCAATGCGAACGCCGATCACTGCACTCATATTGCCGACGTTAAAGTCAATGCCAATGCGGATTGGTTCGCGGTCAGTATCAGGCAGGTCAGGTTGTACGTGCTTGGTGCGGTCGAAGCGGTCATAAACCTGCCCGGTGGTGAGGTTGACGAACTCACCGTCTAAATATGCACGCAGCAAGCTGGGGTCGTAGTTGGCTTCAAGACGCTCAATAAAGTCGGGCGGCAGGTGGGGATTATCAGCGGTGCGCATCTTGATCAGATGCCGATCAGGTCTTGCCCTTGCGTCATCACTGCCAAAGGTATTCCACATCCAGCGGAAGCCCTCAGGTGTTGACGCTGCGCCAAACTGCCTGACGTTGCCGGAGCGTAAGCGAGCAAGGATTCTAGGAAATGCCTTGTTAGCAATGCTTGGTATGACAGTATCGATTTCGTCAGCCAAGACCCAGGCAAGGTTCAAGCCGATGATGCGTGACCAGTTCTCAAATGATCGGCACAGGATTTTGGTATCACCGCCTGGCAGGTGCAGCATGTACTCAGGCAATGGTGATGCCCGAAAGGTGTATGGAATGTCGTACGCCTCAAGGAATGCCTCAAAATCTGTCTGCCAAATGTCCCTGATCAACGGAATAGTTGGCTCCATTACTAAACCGATGAAGCCTTGATTAGCAGCGGCAAGGGTTACAGCCTTGGCACATAGCGCACGGGTCTTGCCAGCACCGTAACCAGCAGAGATGCCAAGGATCTGAGTGCTGCTGTCGTCTACGAAGGCAAGCTGCCCTGGGTGCAGGTCAGTGCGGATGCGGGCTAAGAGTTCTGGTACATCAACATCCGCATCGCCATGACCAATTTGCTGAAGGACGCTGCCCGTTGGCGCTGCAGCAAGAATGCTCACGAACAGAGTTGCGCCAGTTTGGCTGCGGTGTTAATGGCACCAAGGGCGATGTGGTATTGACCAGCCCGCCTGGCTTCCATCTGCAAGGTGCTGCACTGGGATAGGAGATCAGCGATCATCTGCGGACGTTCGATGTCCCAGTCAGCCTTAAGCATCTCGCGTGCCAACTTGAGGTATTGATCGACCGTGCGGTCACCAACCCCCCAGTTCTCGGAGGCAAATCGAATGCAGTCCGAGCGTCTACCGCCGTTTGCGATGATGCGTGCAAAGCGGTTAGCGCGGTCGATTGTTTCTTGTTTAGTGCCTCTTTGGGCAGCCATTAGAACGCCTCTTGCTGCTCGGTGAAGTGTTGATCAGATGGTACGCAGACGGCGGTGTTGCCGGTGAAGTCTTCCCAGCGCTTGACGATGACGTCGCAGTAAGCGGGGTCGAGTTCCATCATGCGGCAATGGCGAGAGGTTTTCTCGCAGGCGATAAGAGTGGTGCCAGAGCCGCCAAAGAGATCAACAATTAGCTGGCCAGGCTTACTGTCTTTCTCAATAGCACGAACAGGAAGCTCGCAGGGCTTCTGCGTTGGATGCGCCTTTAGGTGCTCGTCGGTCATGTGTATGCGACGAACAAACCAAAGCTCCTTTTTGGCCTTTGGGAAGCGCCAGCACAGCTCAAACGATGAGCCAAAAACTTTGTTTTCGTCTTCCGAATGTGCCTTGGCCCAAACGAGGGTTGAGCCTTGTTCCCAGATCGGAATGGAGTTGCAGAAGTAATCAGCACCCCAGATGTACCAAACAGGCGAGGGTAGAAGGCGCATCATCGCGCCAGCGTCAAAGGGCTTGTCGTCGTCGTGGACCGGCTTGTAGGACTTAGTGGAAGTACCCATCTTCGTGTAGTCAGTATCCAGATTCATCCCATACGGAGGATCCGTAAACACCATGTCCGCCTTCTTGCCATCCATCAAGCGTTCGACGTGCTGGATGTTGGTGGAGTCACCGCAGAGGAGGCGGTGATTGCCAAGGATCCAGAGGTCGCCTGGCTTGGTGATTGGTTCCTTTGGTGGCTCGGGGACGTCATCTGGATCGGTCTTGCCCTGCTCCGGCTCTAGCACCTCGGCTAGTAGCTCGTCATCTTCAAACCAGGGTGTCAGGTCATGCTCTTCGCTGAGCTGCCGAAGCATCTCGTTGTCCCATTCGCTGAGGTCGCTGGAGCGGTTGTCAGCGATGGCTAAACCTACTTTTTCGTCTTCGCTAAGGCCAGTACGGCGTACAGCGATTAGCTCATCGCCTTCGGCTTCGATGATGCGGACTTTATTGATGCCTGCTTTTTTAGCGCCTTCGACGGTGCCGTTACCGGCAAGGATGCGACCGTCTTCGTCAATGACGATGCTGCGGGCGGCACCGTAACGCTTGAGGGATTCAGCAATTAGGGCAGCAGAGCGATCTGTCCGCTTGCGGGCATTTTTGTGATCTGACTTGAGGTTATTGATTGATGTCACGCAGGCGGTTGTATGACGTTTGCGGGAATCATACAGAAATCAACCTAGCCGGTACAGGCTTTGGAGTTGGTTGATTTTAGGTTCGACGAGGTGGTGCGAGGAAACGGTGCCACAGGTGTTGCCGATGCAGACGCGGACACTGCCGTCATCGAGCGTATGGCAGATCGGCTGGACGGAAGTAGCGGCTGATTCCACCAGTGAGTTCAGACGGTCTCTGGGGGTCATTGGTCTGGTGGTAGAGGGCTGTGAGGTAGTCGTCCCACAGTTTGAGCCAGTGCGCAACGTCTTGGTTGGTGGGGTTACGGCTTGACTTCATTTTGAAGGGAACAGAGGACAGCGGCTGCAATGCATTCGAGGACTGGGCGCGGTGCGCTGCCTCTAGCAGCCCTACAAGCCGCTGTAACAGCGTTCTGATAGGCGTGCAGGGAGAAGGGCGCGGCAAGGGCTACAGAGGCGCTAGCGGTCACCGTGGGGTCTCCTAGCGCACGCAGGCGGATGAGCTGCCCGCGTTCAATGTTCAGTTCCTTGGCTTGGCGTAGCAGGTGGTCGTTCTCGTCTTGGGTGAGATAAACCTTGACGGGCAGGCGCTTTTCAGTGGTCATGTCAGTAAGGCAGGGCGTTTTCGTCAGCGGGTACAAAGTCGCGTGGATTGACCACTTCGACCTTGGGGTCAGCGTCATCGACAGGATCGCGTAGCAGGTTGCGGTACATGCCTGGGTTGATGTGACCGGGCGGTGGTGCGTCAAAGTCCTCTAGCACGCACCGCTTGGCATCGATGAGGCGCTGCAGGAGCTTGCGGGCACCGACAGCGGTGGAGATTGGTTTGAGTGCCATCAGGAGAATGCCTCCTCGCGCTTGCGCTCCTCATCGGCAAACGGATGCAGGACAAATCTGCCAGGGCTGACGCCTTCGATGGCAGGCTTGTGGGTCATGTACCGACCGAACTCGTCGTAGCGCCCCACGCAGTACGGGTAAGCGTTACGCAGTTGGAACTTATCGAGCTTGCGCTGCGCTTCATCAAAGTCGTCAGCGTCAACGGTGCGGAACGCTGGTGCGGTGCCTTCCTTGGCAGCTTTAGGCAGGACGGCAAAAACAAATTGGTTACGGCTTTCTGGGCTGAACAGTTTCATCGGATCACATCGGGAATGTAGTTGGTGGTGTTAAGGGGGCGGTCGTTGACCGTGAGGTAACGCTCGTCGCGTAGCCAGCGGAAGCAATCAGGCAAGGGGCTGACGAACGTGCCCGCTGCGAGGTGCTGATGGCTGATCTCAGTTTCCAATGCTTCGAGCAAGCTG